GGACATCCGATTCGTCACCTTCATTCGGGCAGCGTAAGGGGTAGCGCAATGGATCTCTTCATCGGTGATGTATCCCTTCAACTCACTGACCACATCAGACATGCGTGGGTCCATGCCCACCTCATCGGCCAAGACCAAGAGCGAAGTGACATAGCTGGAGTTGAATCGATCTCGCAAAGCACGATTGGAAACCACGGAAACATTCCCGGCACCAATCATCTCGGCCAGCATGCGGCCATACATGCTCTTGCCAATCCCTTGCTTGGGAGAGATGGCAATGACAGCCACCATCGAACGACGCTCGGGATGCTGAATCAAAGCAGCAGACCAATGCAGTAACCACTCCCGTACCTTGGAATCATTTCCGGCAAGAGTGTTGATGAGGCGTGAGATTCTGGGCCACTCCCCCCGAACTCTCTTCATCTTGGGCTGAGAGTAGAGGTTGATCATCCGTCCTCGGTCAGTCCAGATGATGGGGCCAGCGTCAGAGGCACACTCGAAGCCATAGGTTTGGCGTGACAAGATGTGATCGACAATCGCATGGGCATGCCGCCCGTCCCCATTGGGGGGGAGCAGTCCAACCAGATGATCTACCAGAGTATCTTTCTTGAGAGGCTGAGTGATCTCCCACTCCCCTTGTTGCCGACGATAGAACACACCCTGCGGTGAGCAGTACGTCAGCTTCTTCTCGGCATACTCGATCAATCTCTCGGGCAACTCAGTAAGAAGTTTCGTGCGAACCTCGACACTTCGGGGAGCAGCACGCTTCCCCTTCTTGTTTGCCGCACCTGTTTTCTTCAACCAAAACTGGGTGCCATCATGGTCATGGCGAGAACTTGTGCACTGGAGGAAGCTTCGCTTGTCCCCCATCACACGCAGGAAAGCTGAGCCAGGGGAGGCATCCTTCTGGAAGGGACAAGTACATCGGTACTTCCCTTCACCTTTCTCAATGACATCCTTGGTCGGGAGTGTTGCCCCGGCATCCAGTGCCAAGACCGTTTCCTCCCGCAACTCGAACTTACCTGACTCCCCCCTCTTCCCCCCAGCAGCCTGGAAAGAAGCGAGCGCATCCACATCTATCGGTGAACCATTCGGCTCATACTCTCCCACAAACTCCTCCGCTCCAACTCTCCGTACCGGCAAAGCATAATGACGAGCAAGGTCATTACACTGTCGGTCAACCCCTGTCACATAACGGATAAGGGAAAGTCCATTCTCCCATACCTGAGAAAACTCATGGGGAAGAATGGGACGATTGGTGAAAAGGACCAGCCGGAATCGAGGCTTAGCTTTGGTGTGGCTCCAGGTTGTGTAGAGCGCAAAGGCGCGATTCTCTTTTCTGAGTCGGGCAGCGATGACACCAGGAACTGAGTCGGTCGCATCGAAGTCATACACCAGGGCTGATAGCTTCTCGACGTTCCCATTCTTCCGAGTCTTCCCGGCGCTGTAGAGAGCCGGCGACCAACACGGAAGATGTTTCTTGGGAAAGTCAAAGGGCTTGGTGGTCGGTCGCCTGAACATGCGTTCAAGCTGAGACTCACGTTTGACAATGACAACCTGTGGGTTTATGCTGGTAAAGCCAGACAGGAACAGTGAAAACTTCCACGGGAATCCAACTCCCGTAACAACGTCTGCGTACTCCACTCTCTTTCTCCATTGTCTCCGGGTCTTCCACTCCATTGGGCCCGGAGACATTTCTTTAGGGGTTGGTGTTCAATCCTCTCTCCCAGACCAGCGGGCGTGCGCCACCACGACGCCTGACCTGCCGTCTTTCGTAACCCGCTGCGATCAGCAGCCGGCCTGCCCACACCTTGACATCATGCTCCGCGAGGAGCGTCTGCCCAGGGAAGGCTATATCCAATAGCTCATCCATGGTGAATGAGACAACCCGAACTGGGTCGGACTTCGCCAGGTTGTGCGCGCATGACAATAGGTGCGCTGCATCCAGCACATCATACCTGCTTGCCGGAGCGGCTACATCCTGGCTCTTGTCTCCGAAGCTTGCCAGAAACAGACTCAGTGAAATATCCAAGACCTTCCCCTTCTCGAAGAGGGTCATGTCCATTGCCTTCATCACCTTGCGTTGCAGCATGGTCTTCTCTACGTTTTCCATATGGACCTCCCGTGTCCAGACCTGAGCCTATCAACCCCGGGCGAGGGTGTCAAGCAACAATGTGCATACCTGACTATGCCTACTCCCTCGGGGGTTCTTAGACACCCTCCATCTACCGCCTCCCCCTATAAACCTTATTCATCTAATAATAATGACAACGGTACTACCATCATCCAATGGTATTATTAGCCGTTGCCTGTGGTTCATTCTGCCGAAAGGGTTGTTGGCGAAGTACTAACCACCCCATCTGCATCCACATTAGACACTATGACCAAACCAAAACCCCCCACCCGTGAGGGTGAGGGGTAATGGATTGCCCACATCGATTAGAAGATACCTTCCTCTCGATGCCAGTCTCGTTCTACCTCGTTCTTTGCCGCAATCGTTTCGGCCAGGGCTGAGGGGATCTCCCGCTGAACCTGAGCCAACTCTTCAGTGGTCAGGTTCACGGGATCTCCGGTCTCAACTACCCGTGCTCCTTGGATAGAACATTCCTCGGGAGCCCCGTGGTCGAACCATGTCCGGGGCTCCTCTGGTTGGATGCGCACATCTACTTCGATGGCGACCGTCCTGTGGATAACTATAATCAGCTTCTCCATGGAATGTTTCTCCTAAGACAGGGCCTGAAGGGCAGCGATGACGCTGTTCTTCTTGGTGTGCTCGACTGCATCATGTAGCTTCTTCAGCGTGACGCCCAGCATCTGTTCGTACTCGCGAATACGTTCCCGCATTTCACCAGAGATACGGACCCGGGATTCCAAAGCACGTTTCTTCAGCTTGCCGGAAGAGATCTCGGCTTCCATGTCCGATAGCTCCTTGGAGACATTGTCTTCCAGGGAACCACACACTGCACGGATGGCTTCATCATCCATCGCAGTAGTGAACATGAACACACGAGACATCCCGTTTGCCGAAGACGTTTCCACTGCTTTGGCTGCGTCCCGCCACAAGTCCATAGACTTCTTTGGGATCCAGTAACAGCCGCCCGCACCGGAAGCGCAAGGCACACCGCCCATCCGATAGGCCAGCTTGACCAGCATCTTTGATACTTCAGTCGAAGGAATGTTTTCGCATTCCGTCGCGAAGGCAGCTTCGATCTCGACTCGCTTCTCATGTTCTTGAGAGAACACAAGACCACTCATCTCGCTCTTAACTGTCAGTGATGACTGACCTTTCCAGCTATCGGTTGTGGCAATCGCATCGATGACTGCGAAGTTGGCGAAGCCCGGGAGAGTCTTGACCTTGTCCGCTCCGAAGCGACCGCGCAATGCATTCCGCAATGCGAGGTGCTTCGTAGTGGGTTCAGGTACTGCATCTCCCAGCCCAAGGTCACGCATCTTTTTCAAGAGCGAGTCCCTGTTAGTGGCACTGGACTTCCATACAGCAACGCTGCCGCCGATTGATAGTTCATTCGTTTCCATCTTTACCTCATTTACGGGAGCGACCCGATGTTGAATCATCAGTGCGGTAGCGAACCGCATACGTGTCTCCCGAATCCCACCCATTACCTGTCTTCTTGGGCTGACAGGGGGGAGGGGGAAACGGGAGAAACGTTTCATCGAAAGGGGAAGATCAGTCTCCGGTTATCCGAACACTTCTCGCCCATGCCGGTGCTTCTGGTGCATGCTTCCCGATCAAGGCGACGATCACCGTCACCCCACGAGGAGCTTTCTCTGGCCAAGGTGTGTACCCATCCGTCAGGACGATACACAAGTCAGGGTTGGGCCTGAGCTTTGCAGCCTCGGCCAACCCAACTCGCATATCGGTACCGCCACCACCCAAGACTTGAATCTTGGAAGCATTGGTTACCTTCTGCTTCGAATGAACAGACGCATCGGTAGCCAAGACTCTTACGCCTCGACCGCCTACTGCTTTCAGCACGCCTTGTATTTCATTCAAAGCACTCTCCAAGTCGCCACCATACATGGACCCCGAAGTGTCCAGTACAATCGCAGTCTCGGGGACCGGTCTCCGAGTGGCAGGCATGATGACATCGCCATGGATACACTGTCGCCGTGAAGGGCGACGGAACGTGAAGTCCACAGCACCGGCTACATCCGCAGCGCATGCGCGAATAGCAGCCGACATCTCTCTTTGCCATGGGACTTTCGGTGGCTTTAGGTTTGCTTCCGCAGCGACCCTAAGCCCAGCCGGAACGTTACCACGGTTCTTCACAGTCTCGATAATCTTTTCCGAGACTGCATGCCGCACACATTCTTGCTGAGATTCAGGTACTTCGGGCGTACCACTCTCACCTTCCGGCCCATCTTCCCACTCACGGGGAATCCCATCCGAGGATGATCCTCCCTGTTCCCCTTCGCCTTCACCATCATCGCTACCATCTTCGTCATCTTCATGTTCGAAGTAGGTTTCCGCGAGTAGCCCATTGGGCTGTCTGATTCCGGAAGGTACCAAGGGAGAGATCTCTCCCCAAGGCATGTCCAACAAGTCATCATTGATCTCACGATCAACAGACTTGTTCCACTTCTTGGGCAACCGACCATTGCGACGAGTCGCGTGGTCGAGCCAGATGTGGAGACATTCATGGAGCCACACTGTTGCCAGTGTCTGAACGGAAACGTTCTCAACAAACGCTGGGTCATAATAGAATCGACCCTTGCAATCTGTCGCACACGTTCCAATCCCAGGCTTGGGAACAAGGACCATCATCAATAGCTGAGAAGCAAAGTATGGCCAGCGAGTTACCGCCGCCATCCTTGCCGCCATGACCTTCTCCCGAATCGCAGGAGAATCCTTGACCATAGGTGTATTTACCATTTGCATTCTTTACCTCCTTATCTCACTCACACTCACAGAATCGTAAGCATGGAATAGAGCACCGCCCCCCATCGGGAGGCGATGCTCTGTGCCTCGACTACGTTTCTTTTCTTACGCGAACAACGGTCCACTTCTTTGCAGCAACCCGCTCAATCCAGAGCCAGTACCGGGCATCACCACCTTGGCAAAGGCACCACCCCACTCCCCGCTCGGAGACATTGGGTGGTATGGAGATGGGAAAGTATTTCTTCCCCTCAAACTCCAGATTACTTTGAGCAATCCCAGCCTTCAGCATCATCTTTCCCCAATCCCCAACGTTGATTGAGGATTGGATCTGATCTTGTTGTTGATACGAGCCGCTATTGACAAGGATAGACTCTAACTCCCTTCGCTGTACCCAAGAGTTACGAGAACTCTGAATCAAAGCATAGATAAGACCTCTCCGACGAGAGGATATCTGCGTTGCTAATGGGGATCTCTGTACAACATTCCGATGATTCGCCCCCCGCCCAGCCACCAGCTTATGGATTGGCTTAACAAGAGCTTGCAGCTCTTTGGGGAGTTGCTTCTTCGCATCGGCAGAGTCATAGGGAGTGCTGATCGCATGCTGCCATAGCTTCATCACTTCAAAGCAACGAACCGTTTGGCCAAGAGCCTCGGCAACCTTCGCGGCTTGAACAGCCCGCTTCCCACTATGGGCAGCGAGCGTGATCCTACCGTTGGGCCACACAATAATCTTGTGCTTGTGTCTTTGGCACCTGACTTTGCATACCACCACGGGCATCCTATCCCCGTATCCTCCCAAGTCATCAACGACTTTGGTAGGAAGACAGGTTTGGAAGTTGTACCAATGGGCTCCCTTCTCTCGAAGAGAAACCCGAGGTACAACCTTGACGCGACGGGTGAATCCTTCACTGTGGAAGATGTGATTCTTTGGTCTCATCACTATCTCCCTATGCCAGGTTGGCTGCGTTCAGCATTGGAAAGAACTTCACCACTTCATCCGGAACGTTTGCTCCGGAGGGCATGTTCTTAAACAATGGTCTAGCCGCAATCGCTGCGATGTCAGTCCCGCCTTGTTCCGCAGCCATCAGCATGATGCTGACCGCCGCTTCCCAACGCTTGGCCGTTGCTTTGCCCAGTGCAGCCGCAACCACACTACCCAAGATTGCGTGAGCTTTATCCCCACGATTGGGGTGCTCATACAACGAGGGATCAGACAGCAACGACTCTGGATTAGGCAAGTCAAGCTGTTCACAGAACGTCAGGAAACTGACGCCCGGATGACCAACGCTTCCCTTGACCAGATGTGCCACAACAGCAGGCGAAGCCCCACAAGATTCAGCAGCAGCCAACAACCGACACAGGAAATCCCATGAACGGGGAGAAGGCCAAGCTTTACCTTGCGTTGCTTCATCTTCCGGAACAGACAACAAGTGAGAAGGCATGCGCCGAATGTATGCTGTGACCAGCGCCGACTTCGCAGGAATCATAGACTCCCATCCAACCGGCAACTTGTCGACAACAGTATCGGGCCACCCGCCCAGCATCCCATCGATCCAATCATCGGTAACGAGACTGCTATCCAAGTGAACCATACGGTTCGCCATTGGAGGAGCAAGATCCCAGCCACCAGCGGCTTGATCTATGGGGTTTGCGGACAAAGCGATGGACAATCCATCGGGCAACTTGAAGTCACCACACTTGCGTTCGCCAACGATCTTCAGAGCGGGAGCCTGAACTGCCGGAGGAGTACATGAGAACTCATCCAGATAGAGCAGACCACCACCACTTTCTACGGCTTCGACACAGTCATGCGCCCACTTAGGGGCAACCCTTTCGAAACATCCATTGGTTCGCATAGGCAAACCAACGTCGGTCGGATCCCAAGTCGAGCAGACCTGCTCGATTAGAGTCAGGCCCAATGATCGACAGATCGCATGGGTTCGCATGGTCTTCCCGATTCCGGGTGGACCCCACAACATGACTGGTACACCAGCCTGAATGCAGATCGCGTAAGCTTGATCGATATTATTCATCGTCATTTCTCTTTACCTCACACACGCATCCGCCCAGCATGGGCAGATGTGCGTACTGTTTGCACCAGTACACAGTAAAGATGCCCGCCACCATATGGCAGCGAGCACCTTTCCTCTGGACTGCTACTTCGCCAAGGCAGTAACTACCTTGAACTTCTGAACCCCTTTCCGAGCATGGGCCATCTCCGCTTTAGTCGGAGTCCACACTTCAAACTCATCAGGATACCAGCGAGTCAGGTGAGCGAGACATGATCCGACATGCTTCGATGTTGTCACAGACAACCCGTTCGGTTTACGGAAGGAGAAGACTGTGAAGGTAGGTTCCCCATCTTCGCCCGCCCACCGCCAAGCAATCGTCACATTGTAAGAGCGCAACTCAACCCGCTCTGGCCCATGGCGAATCGACTGTAAGTTTCCAGCCGATGCACCCCAGCCATTAGCGAATGCACGAATCACATCTTCATTCGTTACTCTTTTCATCGTTCTTTACCTCATGCCTTTCGGCAGTATGTGCAGAAGCGCACAGTAAAACCCACCGCCCGTTCGGACGATGGGTTCTCCTCTGTTCTTCTACTCGGCACCCGCCAGTGATCGAATGACCTTCTCCTTTCTGGCTCCGAGCAAGGCTCGGTCGCACTGGGCGAGATCAGGAAAGTTGATTCGAAGAGAGAGCGGTACCGCACCATTCTCTTTGAGGTCTTTCCCTACTGCTATCGTAAGTTCGATGGAGCGGATGACTCTCCGCCTTAGCTTCATCGAATCATGCCAAGCGCCCCCTCTCCCGCATCGGTAGTCATGGACTAAGATGCGGATCTTTCTCTTCCGGCGGAAACGTTCTGCGATTGGAACTCCACGGCAGAATAACGTAGCCCGACCTGGGCCAATGCTCTCAGCCCTGAGATTCCGGGACTTACCCAGCTCGCCCCACATAAACTTAGTGATTGCGGATTCATCCGATGAGTCGGTAGGTTTCCATCTATCCCAAACTTTGGGCATTCTCTTTACCTCTTCCTTTTACCGTTGTGTACGCTGTCGAATCAACGCACAGTAAAGAGCACCCGCCAGTCTCCCAGCGGATGCTCTCTCCTCTACTCTGATTCTTCTCGGTCTTTGGCCGCAGTCCTCCTGTCTTCTTTCTTGGCTTGGCGTAGGCATTCATCCCAGGCCCACTGGAGATTCAAGACTGCATCATGGAGAGCTTTGTTTTCTTTCTCAAAGTCTTCCCATTCTTTAGCCATTCCACATGCATCACACATGCCGCAATCGTCCGCCGAAGAGCATTGCCATCCTGCGATCTTAGCATCCAACATGTATGTAAGACCCTCTCTCCCTGTCCATACGAAGGGATAAACCAGTTGGTCAGTAACGCAGCCCATTAGTCTCCCTCCCAGATCCAAAGCATCACCACGCCAGCGGCTATCAGCATCCCACTTTGCAGCAGATATACAGGATCAAAGATCATGCTTCACCTACCTGCAAACCTGACGCTGACCGACGCTGCTTCCACGGGTTCTCCCCGTGCAACCGCAAAGACATTGAGTCTACTTGCTCACTGCAAATAGATATCCAAAGAGCCAAGTCTTTAGCCCGACTTGACTCCATGCCTGCGCTACTCTTGGCGACTTCGATAACGTACTCAATCGCCAGATTGCACAGTGCTAACTCGGCCCGTGCCAATCGACGTTCGAGTTTATCTCGATCAACTTTTCCCATTCTCTTTACCTCTGTTCTTACACTCTCACCATTGAGAACGTAGAAGAGGGCACCAACATTTGCTGGTGCCCTCCGCTTCACACTCAACCAGCGAATCCGACCAGCGCAGCCCGAATACTTGTCACCGTATACGGCGCACCGTCCGGTGTGTGCGGTGGCAGTCTACTCAAGAGTAGACTCGCTGCCTGGTCCATTGTGTCTGTCATTGCTACACACGATCGCAACTGTTCGTACCGGATCTCATTATTGAACAGCCATAGCGACACGTTCCAATGATTCCAGTTCTTGTGTCCGTTGAATCCCATTCTTTACCTCCCGCCTTTCGGCGCTGTGCTTGACTGCACAGGGAGAGAGGCGACTACCTTCGCAGTCGCCCCCCAATCTCTGCATTCAGTCACGTAGCCCAAGAGCTACAACTGTTTGGGTCCGAGTCTTCACACCCGGGATGCCATTCCTTCTTCTCTGCTTCATCGAAACATTCTTGGCAGACATCACGCTCCGGTTTCGCTCCGGCCCACGGTGCCACGAGATGTTTCGGATTAGTCCGAGCCCGGCATGCGTAGCATTCTCTCCATCCGTCAGCCAAAGACAAGTCCAAGTCCCGGAGGAGCTGGCGAAATGTTTCTGCATTCCCAACAATCTCACGCTCTTTTGGCGTGAGCTGTTCGAAGATCCCTTCGACATCCCGGAGTAGATATCGAAGCAGGGCATTCTTGATTGCTTCCAATCCCATTCTTTACCTCGCTATTCACAGCCTAATCGCTGTAAGTTGGCCACCGACTCCCATCCCAGGGTTCTACCTGGGCAGGGGATGCGGTAACCTACTAACCGTGACTAAGACCATACCTGCTAACCTCCAAACCTGACAGCCTGCGAAGCCTGCATACCTGACAGCATGGGAAACATTTCGAGGAGAAAACAAGAGGATAAGTCAAAGCCCGCCCCGGTTTCCCAGAGCGGGCTCTGTTCGCTTCGCGTTCGCTTAGCGCTTCGCTTTCTTTGCTTTCTTGTCCGCCTTCGCCTTGGCCTTGGCCTTCGCCTTCGCATCCGCTTCGGCCTTCGCCTTCGCCTCCGCCTCTTCATCCGCGAGACGTTCCGCTTCCGGATAGAACCGGGCTTCCGTTGGATGAATCCAAGTCGCCAGCGTCGGAACATCGCGCCGAGCGGCTTCGGACACTTCAGCATCCGTCACCGGTTCGAGCGAGGCATGACCACCGTAGGTCGCGCGCCGGGTCTCGATTCCCAGTCGCACAGCGCTCAGCAGTCGCGCCACATCTCTCGGAAGCCTCGCGGCTTCGGGCAGGAGTGCGGTCAAGCGGTCCGCCCATTGCATTTCAATCGCGGCGGTCACGCGGTTAACCGCGCGGGTTGAACCCATCGCCAGCGACTTGAACGCCACCAGGAGCATCGCCTCCGATACTCCGTTCTCGTCCACGTCGCGAAGCGTTCCGACTACATGCTCGCCAGCGGTCGTTCCGGCTTCGCTGTAGTGGCGCTTCACGCATTCAATCGCGGCCATCGCGCTACCCGCCCGACGGGCGCGGAAATAGTACGGCCCATCCGTGTCACTCACTGTGAAGGTGTGAACCGGTGCGTTGATCTCAATGGTTGTATCGGTTGCGGCGGTCGTGTCTTCTGTATTGTTTCCCATGGTCTCTCTACCTCGCTCCATGTGGAGCATGTTGGCGGCCTTCATTGGCCGTCCACATGCGACCGCCACAAATAGTGACGGCCGCGTGAGGACGCCCGGACCGAAGCCCGGACGCCTGAGGTATTGAGGTACCTCCATTCATCTTGCACCGTTCCCCCGTTGGCCTTGTCCGTTCCGGTTCCACTCTTGCTCAGCGCCCACTATCGCCAGGGTTCGCCTGGCGGGTGTTCGTCGCATCTTGCGCGATTCCACGGCACGTAGCCGCGTCGGTTCCGGCCCGGTCGGGCTCGGGAGGGTTCGGGATTTCAAAGAACGGACCGGTGGCCCGTCTCCGGGATGCCGCCTGGAGTCGTCGCCCCGCTGGGGGGACTGCCTCCAGTTTAACAGCCCTGTCAACCTGAACATGCATTCAGTGTGTCCGCCATATGGCAGGTTCAAAGGGGCATATGGCGTGTCGGTCATCTGTCAGTCACTTGTCAAGGATATGTTAAGACACCATATCCGCTGATAGTCGGCGTTTAACCTGGCTTATCAGCCGGTCGTCCTCTCTGGGCCGTGTGCAGACGGCCTCAGCGCGCCCAGGACGGCCGCGCGCGCCCAGGGGAGCCCCCACCGCGAGCCCCGCCCCTGGTCCCGGTCCGATCGATACCCCCCCCTCCATATGCACTTCCCCTTTTGGGCGGACCCCGTTAGGGGTCCGGGGGAGTCCCACGAAACGCAACAACGGTTTCCACAAAACGTCGCGATCTGAGATATTCGATAGATGAAGTATGGATGTGCTACCGCCCCCCTTCTTTTTTACAGGTGGTGTGACTCTCAGGCGACTTGGGCGAATCGAGAGGGGATGAGGCTCTACCTTTCGGCGTTTCGGCAAGGGACTCCGAGAGAAAAGGTGGAGAGACACCGAACTTGGGTCAGGATTCCGGAGATCCAGAAGAAGTTGCGGTATGTTCGGAGGTATGCGGACCTGTACCCGAAGTTCGGGCAAGTTTTACTGCATCCGGGCTTCGGAGTCGCCCCGAAGAGGTGGCCGAAGAGGATAGCGGAAGCATTTCCGACAGATACGCCCCCTAGCCCGTATGAGATGGCATGCGCTCTTCTTCATCAGCCCCTGTCAAATCTGTGGAGAGCACATGCGGAGCATGATCCACTGATGCACTCGGCATTGTGCTGGTATTTGGCGGGTGCACCACCCCAAGCGATTGCAGATGCACTTGATTGCACCGTCAGTACACTCTACGCACGCATCTCTACTCTCTTATCTTGGGCAGGGGGGAGCGCTCGAACCGTCATCTGGTACCTTAGTACTGATTTGAGACCTGTTCTCACGAATCTGGACCGTACAAGGGCGCTTGCATCGATGTACCTGGGGGAGTCACAGGAGAAATGGATGCATGTTTCGAGTAGTACCTACCGTGTCTTTAATGAGATCGTGGATACGCCATATGTCAGGGCGCAGCTTGCAAATCGCCGTGCCCTCGCCCCGATACCGCGTCCACTCTCTGCTCCGGGCATCGTACATGCCTCAGCACAGAAGAAATATCGATGGGAGTCCCAGATGGCCACTGAGGCTCGATGGCATTCGAGACATCGGGCTCGGATTCAGCGACTTGCGGAGGAAAGCGCAGGGAAACTGGAGCCTTGGGGGAGACTTCCCCTTAGAGTTCCGGTATATGATAGAGATGAACCGGAGGCGTACCTTGAGCTACGACGAAAAGCCAAACTACGACGAGCCCGAAAGCGAGAACGGGGACGAACAGCTTCCAGCGGTGCCTAATCTGGAGGGGATTCTTACTGATAGCCGTATTCGCTCAGTGGAAGACGTGCTTGACTACGCCAGCCTGTGTGCTCTCGCAGTGGCGAATGGGAATGTTCCTACGAAACTCTCCAAGGAGCTACGTCTGTGGGGTGAGTTGATGTATACGTGCGTACAGGCGCAGAGCCTTACGTCAGGCGATGGCGATGTGAACTTCATTGGGCAGTTGATCCAGATCGCAGGGAATCCGGACGCCCCGACATTGAAACAGGCAGCTAAGATCGCTCAGGACGAGGCCCCAGTGCCCGTGATCCTCGATGCAGTTGCCGTAAATGAGTAAGAAGGAGCCGTCACAGGTGTCAACTGATGCTGATGGGCCTGTCCTTGGGCCTTCTGGGGGTGCGGGGGAACCGTCAACCGGACAGCAGTCACAGCCACAGGCTCAGGCACAGAAACCCCAGGCCAAAGCACAGCAGGCTGGCACAAATGCACATCAAGTCCTCCATTTTCTCCAGTCTCCCATAAAATCACTACCGGTCTTTGGGCAGGTTCACGATCAGCGTACTGGCCAGTTCGTGACGTATGATCCTTACCGACTGACCAAGACGCTGCAAGCAGAAATCCTGGATTACCTTTCAAATCCACCACTTACGGATACTGGGCAAACCAAGTTTCTTACTGTGCTTACGGCGCGGCAGATGGGGAAGAGCCTCACGGCCGAGTATGGGTGCTACCCCAAGGCCGCCTTTACGCCTGGGCATGACCATGTCTGCATTGCAGACACCAAGGATCGGGCCGAGTACCTGCACAAACGTGTTCACCACCTCCATGAGCGGTGGCCGATCAAGGTACGCAGTCGCACAATCCCCAATCGAGAGGCGAGGCAGCTTACCTTTCGCCCACTCCAGGGTGGAAAGATGCGTGTCCTCTCCGCAGAGACAGGTGCAGTGGGTATTGGGCAGTCACCCGACTCCTTCCATGCGAGCGAGTGTGCTTTCTGGGCTGACTTCTCAGGTTCGATGTTCCTCATCTGGCCGTCGTTGATGAACAGGGACCATGCGCTTGCCGTATTCGAATGCACGCCTTGGGAGGCGCGCTCCGATTGGCATGAGCACTGCCTCGAAGCCAAGAATGGGATCGGTCGGCACTCGTACCTCTTCAAGCCCTTCTGGGATGGGCAGTTGAATCAGCGGCCATGGAGACCCGAGTGGACGTTGGAGAATGAGGAAATCGATTTGCTGAATCTGCATGGTCCCCAGGGACTCCAGAAAGAGCATCTTGCTTTCCGCCGCCTCATCATGTCCACGGATGTAAAGATCCGCAGGAATCCTGAGTTCTTTCGGGTCTTCTATCCGCTCGATGATGTCAGTTGCTGGATCGCATCAGCCCAGTCCGCCATCCCTGGGCATGTCCTGGAGAAGCACCAGAATCGGAAGATGGTTCGGTGGCGTGGCCCCTATATGGAATACGAGCAGCCCGAAGCCGACGCTCGCTATGTCATTGGCGTTGACCCTTGTGGGCATGCTGCCCGAGATCATGCAGCTTTCCAGGTGCTGAAAGTCTATGATGGTGAGTGGACACAGGTCGCCTCATACGCAGAGCATTCCGATCCCATCATCTTTACGAAAGCACTGATCAAGGCTGCGAAGAAGTACAACAATGCACTGACGGTTGTGGAGTCCAATGGTGTTGGGCAGTCCATTCTGGCATTGCTCCGCGACTGGGGCTACGGAAACATCTTCTATGAAAAGCTGAAGCGCCCCGGGTTCACGACAACATCGAAGTCCCTTGACCAATCCATGGGTTGGTTGACCGATGCTCTTATGGATGACCTCATCATCAATGATTCCAATCTTGTCGAGCAGCTTCTAAGTTACCGGAATGACAAGAGAGTTGAGGAAAATCCCAACTCGGAGATCGCCCGAGGTGAAGCAAGCCGCCGCCGAAGGGAGCGTCACCACTGGGATAAGGTGTCTGCGCTCATCATGGCCATCGTTGGTGCCCGTGCACTCCCACGTCGGAGTAAACCGAGTCCCGAAGATACCAAGAAGGGGGATAATCTTGTGCTGTTCCCCACTTGGGATAGCTGGAATGCGTATCAAACATCCGTTAGTCAGGAGAAATCGCGTCGTAACCGATTGCAACGACCCGGTGGAACGTGGTACAGAAAAGGTCCAAAGTGGAAATAGGAGTTCCTCATGGCTAATGGCAAACCCAAAGTGACAGCCCCCGGCGACTTTCCCCCCCTCATCGGTGAAGATCCTGGCAAGAAGAAGAAGAAGGGGGAGAAGGGTATGTCAGCGGCTCGGACCGAAGCCGCCCAAAAAGCTTGGGAGGCAAGGGGCAAGATTGCTGCTGCTAAGTTGGGGGCGAAGGCTAAATCAGGACAATGACAGAACCTCCCCACGCTCAAGCTCGACACTCGGCGGTATGCCATGCGATGGCGAAGCACGCGCCGCCGCAGTCTGATTGGAAAGTCGAAAGCGATGGGGAACTCTCTACCATTACCTCTGAACAGATGCGCCAAGCAATGGGTGACACTGAACATCCAATGGGCCTGACCTTTTCTGAGGATGAGAAGGATCTTCACATCAAGTCTGTGGAGATTCCAGAACAGATGCGCGGAATGGGAATCGGAACACAGCTATATATACAGGCGCTTCAGTATGCTCAGGACAATGGCTTGGGCTTCAGGAGTGATGTGAACCCAACTCCAGAAGCTCTCTCTGTCTATGCTCGGCTTGTAGGAGCAGGGATTCCCATTACTCAGCAGAAGGACGAAGCTGGAGTTCTTCAGTTTTCCATTCCGGCTGAAGCCCTTGAAAGTGCGAGCCTGGAAGAAGCTGCTCAAAAGACTGGAGACCAAAATGGCTGAAGATCCAGCCCATAAGGCGGCACGTCAAGCCGCAGTCACAAGGGCACTTCGAAGTGCGCAGCCTACAGAGATTTCCTCTCCAGTTCCAGCATTTGGGAGAGAGAAAGCCGCTGATGCTCCCTTGTTTGATGAGTTGGAGACGGGTGAGGATTTTGCCCGCTTGGGCCTCGATATTGCCTCAATGTCTCCGATTGGCCAAATCGGACAAGCCATAGCCGACACCACGATTGCTGGAATGGATTTGGCAAAAGGTGATTACCCAGGTGCAGCGATCTCTGCTGCGGCTGTCGGCCTTCCGATGACTGCTGGCGTTTTGAAGGGTGCAGTAAAAGGCGTATCTGATATTGCTTCTGCTGGAGCTAAAACCGCAGATCAAGTTGCTGATGCCGCAAAGCAGTGGGTAGAGAAGGGCACCGATTCTCCCTACTTCAAACGATGGTTCGGTTCTTCAGGAGTGGTTGATGAGGCTGGTAAGCCCTTGGTGGTTTACCATGGTACGGGACAACAGTTTGATCGTTTTGATCCAAGGGGACTGGGGAAGAATACCGGAGCTACTTCGATTCCGGGAGGGATGTTCTTTACGAACAAGGCTGATGAGGCTGCAAAGTACATGCAAGACCAAGTTACGCCGACTCAGGCCTATTTTGATCTTGTAGAAGAGATCGGAGAGGCGAAAGCAGACGAGACCGTTATTGCGGATTTTGTTTCTAATAAGGGGAAATCCCATTACTTCCAGAATCTGGGGACTGAGTCAGTCCTTCCCGTGTACCTAAAGATGGAAAATCCCTATACTATCGACGTGAAGGGAGCAGAATGGTCAACAGAGTTGGATGAACTCATCCTGCGAAGAATGGATGTCGCACGTCGAGCGGGAGCCAAAGAGTTCGATGGCATTATCATTAAAAATATAAAGGATATTGGAGAGATATCAGATAGCTATGTTGTCTTCGATCCGACTGGAATCAAATCATCAATAGGCAATAGAGGTACATTTGACCCAACTGACCCCAGAATCTCAATGGGTGTGGGTGGAGCGGCAGCGATAGCTGCACGAGAAAAAGCCCAAGAGGGTGAGGAAAAATAGATGGCACTCAAAGGCACACAGATTCGGGACTTGATCAATGTCCACAAAACACGTTCCACAGCCGAAAGGCAAAAGTGGGACCGGTATCTTCGTTACTACCGATCTGAGTATTGGGGTGAGAACAAAGACATCCGGGAAGTCTCCGATGATTCCGATGTGGCAATGGAAACGAACTATCCGTATTCCTATGTGGATTCGATGGTCAGTTCGATTGTCCCCCCGAATCCTCAAATCTCAGTAGTTGAGCGAAACCGGAGCAAGAAAGAGTTCGCCAAGTATCGTGAGGCACTGGTCAATGACACGCTGAAGCGAAACCGCACTTCCAAGTTGCTGTGGCGGCTCGCGACTTATGCCTCTGTATATGGGCGCGCAGTGGTCAAAGGTGTATGGCGCTTCGCCCGGAACCGGGTTGAGTTCAGAATCATCGATCCCCGCTTCATCTTCTTCGATCTCTCAGCCGAGCGCTGGGAGGATGTCCGCTATGTGATTGAAGTTACTACACTTACTCGGGAAGAGTTTCAGCGTCGGGCAAAGATGCCCAGGGATCCCAACAAGCCCAGAGGCAAGAAGCGATACGATCCGGCCATCGTTGAGAAGGCGATGTTCGGGAGCTACCCATCTTGGCTGAAGCCCGCACTGAAGAAGAGCCGGGACATCAGTTCTGAAGCATTCGATTGGGTCACGGTCTATGAGGTGTATGACTTTGCTGGGCGGAAGTACCATCACTTCTTGGCCGATATGGAGAAGCCCCTGTTCTCAGGCAAGCTTCCGTATCGCTTTGTGCGGAACCCATACCAACTCCTCACCTTCAATGACAATATGCAGAGTCTTGAAGGCATCTCTGATGTCCAGTTGATCGACCGGCAGCAGCAAATGCTCAATGAGTTGGACACCTTGGAGTTGCGTCATGCCCAGGCATCCATCCCGGTGACACTGTTCCAGGCAGGGCTCGTTGATAATCCAGGAGCCTTCATCAAGGATCTGCTGGAGGCGACCAGCCCAGGAGATGCTGTCGCTATCCATGCCAAGCCCGGCATCGGTGTGGGTGACATCATCGCCAATACGCCGACGACACAGCTTTCGCCCAGCTTCAAGACGATGCGAGAGCGCATCACACAGACAATCGAGTTCACCCTTGGGCTTCCTCAGTTCCAACGGGGTGTTGTCGGCGTCGCTGATGTTGCTACTGAGGTTGCTTTGGCCGAAACGGCTGTCCGTACACGGAATGGTCGTCGCCTCCAGGCAATCCAAGACATCATCGAATGGATGTCCCACATCACTGTGGGCCTGTATGAAGAGTTCTTGGATGCGAAAAGCCTTCTACCGATCCGTCTCACAGGTCGTCAGGAATCTATTTCTGTGACTCGGAAGTCTTTTGGCGCGCGCGATCCAGGATCTGTGAAGGATGGCTCACTCCTCGAAGACCCACTCGACTACGATTACGATGTGGTCCCGTATTCTCCCACTGAGAACAGCAGAACGATTCAGTTGAAGAATCTCTCTCAGGTGCTGGATCTCCTCTCAGCTTCTCCCGATGTCGATAAGCGCCGTCTTGTCCTCACCATCGTTGAACTTCTCAATCTTGATCCAGACCTCCTCATCTCTATGGAAGAGAAGGTCCAGGTTGAGCAGGAACAGGCTGCGGCTATGGGTGGAGTTCCCGGCGCACCTGGGCCAACGGGGGGGAGCGGGGGGGAAGCCAGCGCAGACCTCCCTCAGTTAAAGGGAAGAGAGATTCGTGATACAACTACAACCGGAGGCGCTATTGCCTCAACTGGACCTCGCGTAGTCTTT